GTTTTACTAAGTTAAATCGACGTCAAAATATGACATTATGTCTAAAACTAAAAATGATGTATCGGTATTTCTAAATTGTAAAAATTTGAATTTGCTATGCAGGTATAAATTATCAATATACTTTCAAGCCAAAGAAAACGAACTATAAGTTGGTGCCTTACTTCCATTAAATATAGTTGATTTCCAGACAGGTATATTAATACAAACCTAATGAAAATGGTAAATGAAAATAACTAAGCTAAAGGAGATAAATAAAAAGTTTGATTATAGCCATCGGCTGGTGGAGACCTTAAATACAAAAATCTAAAATCTTCGCCTACTGCTATATAATAATCTAAAATAATATCATTTGGTTGTTGTCTATTATTAACACGAACTTCTAAATAGCCATTTGTATAATATAAACTTGGTAAAATGACATCGGTAGCTTCAGCTGATCGAGTTAATAACATGTTAAATTTAGAATAAAAAGGTATTTCTAATTCCATTGCGTTATCTTGAGATAAATTGGTTCGTAATGTACCAAAACCTGAAGTTTCTGGCAATGGAAAATCTGTTGTTCCGTTAAAGTAATAAATATTTGGAACATGTGTAGCTGTTAAAAATGTGTTTGATGTACGTGATTCTGCGGAAACTAATTTTAAACGAAGACTTCCTGACCATGCTGAATAAATACCAGTAAAGTAAGATAAATAAGTTGGTTCTACTTGACTGCGTAAATTTGGATTAACTGCAAGAAGGTCAGTAGCTTCTGATTGTTGTAAAGTAAAAGTGTGTGTGTCTAAGTAAGAAAATCTACGAATTATATCTACTAAGGAATAATCTTCACCAAAATGAGGTCTAGAAATAGAATTTGATTGATCTTTTGAAAGTACGACAGTTGTGTTAGGAGGTGCATTTCTTTGTTCGAGAATGCCAATACCTGAAGTAGCTTCAAAAGTTGGTTGAACAGTTGGTAAAGATCTAGGATGTTTTGGAACATAAAGTGAATAATCTGTGTCTGCTTTAACATAAACATTAACTTCAACCATTGGAGCAACATTAGAAGCGCTTGCTAGTGCATTTTGTACATAACAAACTAATGTGCCAATAGCTGAATCTGGAAATAAAATTTCATAACCGAGAGCTGTAGATGGAAATAGTTCGGTATTTTTCATAGCAGTTGATGATGTAAAAGGTATTTTAAAAGAAAATGTAGATGTTTGTTGAATGTCTATTATTACATTAGGTAAAGAAGTGGCAGCTGATACATAAGATGGTATTTCAGTATCATTTGGAACATATGCAAAAAGCAACTTTCCAGAATGAAATCTAGTAGCTATTATTTCAATATCATAAATAATACCACCACTCCAATAATTAAAAGCATTAGCTACAAAAGATAGATAAGTTCGTTGTAAATTAGACTGATATCGTGTACATACTGCTGGACTAACTGGAACACTCCATAATAAAGTGTCAATAGGACTTGTTGAAGTAAATTGAAATTGATTTAATAACATAGGTGTTT